ATCCAAACCTGACCACGATGTAGCGGCTCAGGTGCTGGAACTGATGCGCGCGGGCTATTCGCTTTCCGCTGCTGCTGGCGCTCTGGGCGTCTGGCGCCAACGGATTTACGAATGGGCCGAAAACGATCCCGAACTTGCGGACACTATACGGATCGGACAGGCCGCGAGGACGTTCAAGCTGGAGGGCGATCTGCTTTCCGCAGAGAATGGGCACACCGTCACAAGCCGTATTTTCGCGCTGAAAAACTCGGCGCCCGAAGAATGGCGCGACCGCGTGATAACCGAAATGACCGGCGCCGATGGTGGCCCGATCAAGACCGAGGAACAGGGCACCGGCGCCGCAAGGCTTGCCGCTGTGCTGGATTCGATTGCAGAGCGTAGCGGAACGTCTGGCGGCTCTGGGGCCTGATGCGAGGGCCGAGGCTCTCGCGGTCCTATCCGATGCTGAGGCAGAAGCCCTTCTATTCGACTGGCGCGGCTTTCTTGCGCGACCCGCGCAGCTTATGCCAAGCGGCGATTGGGATATTTGGCTGGTCCTGGCAGGGCGCGGCTTCGGTAAGACCCGAACCGGCGCCGAGGCGGTCAGGGAAGAGGTTGCAGCCGGACGCGCTGGACGAATAGCGCTGATCGCTGAAACGGCGGCAGACGCGCGCGACGTGATGGTTGCGGAGTTGTTGCGCATCTATCCGCCGAATGAGCGACCGATCTACACCAAAAGCAATCGGTGCGTTGAGTTCGCCAACGGCGCGAAGGCATTCACATACAACGCGGTTGAACCTGACCAGCTTCGTGGCCCGCAACACGACTTCATCTGGCACGATGAGTTAGCCAAGTGGCGCTATGCAAGGGAAACCTGGGACCAAGCGCAGTTCGGCTTGCGTCTTGGCCGTCACCCGCGCCAGATCATCACGACAACGCCGCGCCCGATCGAACTGCTAAAGGCGATCGTTGCCGGCACCGAGGGCAAGGTGGAAATCACGCGCGGTTCAACGATGGACAACCGGGCAAACCTCGCAGCAAACTTCATGGAGCGCATACAGGCGCGCTATGCGGGCACTCGGCTTGGTCGGCAGGAACTGAACGCGGAAATCCTGAGCGACCTTCCCGGCGCGATCTGGACGCAGACAGCGATTGATATTTACCGCGTGTCCGAACCCGTTGGCCTCGGTCGCGTCGTGGTGGCTGTCGATCCGGCGGTTACGAACACAGAAAACAGCGACGAGCATGGGATAATCGTTGCGGGCATCGGCGCCGACCAAACCGGCTACCTGATCGAGGACGCCAGCATGAGCGGCGCCCCGATCGACTGGGCGCGCAAGGTTTCGCAGATGGTTCACAAGCATGGCGCGGATGGCGTTGTCGTCGAGGTCAATCAAGGCGGCGACATGGTGGCGCATACGCTGCGCACGGTGTCGCCTAACCTCAACATCATCGAAGTGCGGGCGAGCCGTGGCAAACACGTCAGGGCCGAGCCTGTTGCCGCACTCTACGAGCAAGGCCGCATCCGCCATGTCGGGCAGTTTGCGGAACTGGAAAATCAAATGACGCAATTTACGAATGAGGGCTATCAGGGCGAAGGAAGTCCAGACCGCGTTGACGCGCTGGTTTGGGCATTCTCGCATCTGTTCCCTGACATGGTTGATAGCGTTCCAGACGTGTCGCGGTTTGAAATGCCTGCGGCTAAGGGGTGGCTGAATGGATAAGAAAGCGCTCCTTGAACTCGCACGCAAACGCATGGCGGATGCGGTGTCTGCGGATCGTGAAAACCGTGAAAACGGGATGGACGATCTGGCCAAGCTGACCGGCGATCAGTGGCCCGATGACATTCGGTCAGCGCGCGAGTCCGAGGGCAAGCCGTGCTTGACCATCAATCGCTTGCCGCAGTTCGTGCGCCAGGTGACGGGCGATATTCGCAGGCTGAACCCGGCCATCAATGTCACGCCGGCAGACAGCAACAGCGACGAGGACACGGCTGAGATTATCGAGGGGCTTATTCGTCAGATCGAATACCGCTCCGATGCTTCAAGCGTCTACGAGGGTGCGACGGAATGCGCCGCTGCCGCGTCAATCGGCTGGTGGCGCGTCACGCACGATTGGGAAGATGATGATAGTTTCGATCAGGAAATCCTGATCAAGGCAATCCGCAATCCGTTCTCGGTCTATTGCGACCCGGACGCGCAGATGCCGACGCGCGAAGATGCGACTTGGCTGTTCATCACTGAGCAGATGAGCGAAGACGAGTTCAAGGAGGCCTATCCCGGCAAATCGGCGGTCAGCGCTGAATATGACGGCACGACTGACGGGCTGGAGAACTGGCGCAATTCCGGCACCGTTGTTGTTGCCGAATACTACTGGCAAGAGCCTGTAACCAAGACCATCTATCAGATGGCAGACGGCAGCGTGATTGGCGAGGATGAGTTCGTTGCGCCGATGAATGCCGTGCGCAAGCGTAAGGTGGACACGCACCGGGTCATGTGGGCCAAGGTGAGCGGCACTGACGTGCTCGAAGGTCCGACCGAACAGGCCAGCAAGTCGATCCCGGTCATCGCTGTCACCGGCGAGGAATGGCACATCGGTGATCGCGTCCACCGATCCAGCGTGATCCGGTACGCCAAAGACGCGCAGCAGATGTACAACTATTGGCGCAGTGCTTCGACCGAACTTGTAGCGCTGCAACCCAAGGCGCCTTTCGTTGTCACGGCAAAGCAAGTGGCGGGCCTGGAACGGTTCTGGAACGAAGCCAATTCGTCCAACCGCCCATATCTGCCCTACAACGCAGACCCCGCTGCACCGGCTCCACAGCGCGCCTTGCCGCCGGTCAGTTCGCAAGGCATGTTGCAGGAGATTGCCAGCGCAGCCGAGGACATGAAGGCGACGACTGGCATTTACGATGCCGGCCTCGGTCAGCGGTCAAACGAGCAATCCGGCGTGGCCATTCGTCAACGCCAGATGGAAAGCGACGTGTCCACGTCGATCTATTCCGACAACATGGCTAAGGCGATCGCCCACACGGGCCGCATCATCATCGAAATGATCCCGTCGATTTACGACACGAAGCGGGTCATTCGCATTCTTGGCAAGGACGACGCGCAGAAGATGGTTCCGGTCAATGACATGCAACTTGCGGTGGGCGAACAGGGCCTGATGCAAGTTCCTGTCAACGATCTGACTGTCGGCAAGTACGATCTGCGGGTTTCGGTGGGGCCGAACTACTCGACGCGGCGTCAGGAAACGCAGGAGGGGATGCTTGGCTTTATTCAGGCGTTCCCGATGGCGGCGCCTGTCGTTGGCGATCTGGTGGCGAAGGCGATGGACTGGCCCGACGCTGACCAATTTGCTGAACGGCTCAAGAAAACCCTGCCGCCGGGAATGATCGACCAAGGCGACCTGTCGCCAGAGGAACAGCAGGCGCAGATGCAGGCTCAACAGCAGCAGATGCAAGCCCAGCAAGCCCAGATGCAAGCGCAACAAGAGGCGCAGGCGGCTCAACAGGCGGCGTTTCAGATCGAGATGCGCAAGGCCACGGCAGAGGCCACAGAGGCCGAGGCAGACGCCACCAAGGCGGGCCTTGAGGTCATGGACACACAGCTAGAACTTGCCGCCAAGAGCGGCCAACTCAACGACGCGGTTGCCCTGCTGATCCAGCAGGAAGTCGCTCGTGCGCTGCAAAGCGTGATGGGGCAACAGCCCCGAATGTAACCGAACTGCCCCGCTGTGAAGCGACGGCTTTTCCCATAGATGGACCTACTTACAATGACCGACGATGATCTGGGCGCCTCTGAGGCACCCGATATGGAAGTCGTGCAATCTGAGGCCGAGCAGGCCGAGGCGTCGGAAGCGACGGAAAGCACAGAAGGGCAGACCGAACAGGCGCCCGCCGAGGTGGAGTCAGAAGACGACACCAAGGAGAAGACCAGCAGGCACCAGCGCCGGCGCGCTGAACTTGCTAAAATACGCGAGGAACGCGAACGGCTTCAAGGCCAGCTTGCCGAGGTCGAAAAGGCACGCAAGCGCGCGCTGTCCTTCGCAGAATCCACACGACCCCCGACTGAAAGTGAGTTTGCCAACTACGACGAATTCCTGCTGGCCAAAGGTGCGTTTATCGCAGGCCGGGAACAGGATCGCCGTGCGGTTCGGCAGATTGACGAACAGGCGACCGAGGCGAAAACGAAACTGCAAGCCCTGGAGGCGCAGCAGCTGCATGAACTGGATGCCAACTGGCAAGACCAGACTGCGGAGGCGCGCAAGCGGTATGCGGATTTTGACCGCGTCGTTACGAATCCGAATCTGACGATCACGGATCACATGGCCATGATTATCAAGGCCACAGATGCATCGGCGGATGTTGCCTACCAATTGGGGATGAATCCGGGTCTGGCCGAGCGCATCGCTCGCATGGATCCACTTTATCAGGCGATCGAACTGGGAAAGCTGTCAGCAGCCGTTTCCAGTGCAACGCCTAGAACGCAATCACGCGCACCCGAACCCATTCGTCCTGTCAAGCCGAGCGCTGCGGGCACAGTGGACCCCGACAAGATGAGCCATAAGGAATGGACAGCTTGGCGAAATTCGGGCGGCGTTCCCGGTCAATAAGGACTGAACGAAATGGCTAATACGTTTCTGACGCCATCCGTTTTCGCTTCCGAGGCGCTGATGCTCCTCGAGAACGAAATGGTGATGGGCAACAAGATCCACACGGATCTTTCCAAGGAATTCGCCATGGTTGGCGATACCATCAACATCCGCCGCCCCACCTCGTACCTGGGTCAGGCGGACAACCTGGATATCACGTCCTATCGTGAGGACATTACCCAGGGCAAAACCACGATCAGCATGAACAAGACGCTTTCCATCCCGGTGGATATTGGCGTGCTTGATGCAACGCTGTCGTTTGATCGCGTCGTGGAGGACGTGATCAAGCCGGTGATCGTCCGCATGAAGGATAAGATCGAGTCTGACATTGCCTCGCTCTATTCTTCGCTGTACTGGTTCAGCGGCACTCCCGGCACCGTTCCCGGCACCTTCAAATCGCTGGGTTCTGCCCGCGCGATCATGACGGATGCGGGGATTCCGATGGACGGGCGCGCAGCCTTCCACTCGACCGACGCCATCATCGAACTGGCCGATGGCCTCAAGGGCCTCAACGTGACCGACAAGGCCAAGACAGCGCTGGAAATGGCGAATATCGGCAAGTACGCCGGTTTCGAAAACTACGAATCGGTTCACATCCCGGTCCACACCGTTGGAACTGCGACCGGAACCCCGCTGGTCAACGGCGGCTCGCAGAACACGACCTATGCGCTTGCTAAGGACTCGTGGTCGCAAACCCTGAACACCGATGGTTGGACCAACTCCATCACCGGCATTCTCAAGGCTGGCGACATCATCACGCTTGCAGGCGTGTATGCGGTCAACCCCGTCTCCAAGGCTTCGACCGGGCGCCTCCAGACGTTCACCGTGTTGGCAGATGCCAACTCTGGTGCTTCGACTGGCCCGGCTGCGCTGACCATCAGCCCGCCGATCATCACGTCTGGCGCATACCAGACCGTGTCGGCGGCTCCGGCTGACAACGCGGCTGTCACCGTCAAGACTGGCACCGGCGGCACCGGCTACCGTCAATCGCTCCTGTTGAACCCGAAGGCTTTCGCGCTCGTTTCGCGTCCGCTCAAGATCAGCAACGCGGCTGGCGTCAAGACCAGCACGAAGTCGGGCAACCGGGTGACTATCTCCTGCACCGAGTTCGTCGATGGCAACACTCTGGCGCACACCATGCGCTTCGACATGCTGTATGGCGTCAAGTGTATCGACCCGCGTTTGGGCCTGCGCCTGACGAACTAAGCGACAGGGGCGCGGCTGTAATGGCCGCGCCCATTCTCTGCATGGGGTGACAGCATGACGCGAATGGTTGACATTGTGGGCCGCGCCTATCGCAAGATCGCGGTTGGCGGCACTGGCGAGGCCATCGAGGCCGAATATGTGGCCGAGGGCGTCGATACCCTGAACATGATGCTGCACGAGTGGAAGCTGCACGGCGTCGATATTGAGCATACCACCCTTGACGCGGCAGACACCTTCCCGCTAGGCCCGGAGTTCGAAATGGGCACGGTTTATCTGCTGGCCGAAAAGCTGGCACCCGACTATTCCATCCCGCAGGCATTCAGCACGCGCGAGTTTTTCGACGCGATCAGGGCCGCATACCTGACCATCGAAGCCGCGGCCATGCCGCCTGCGATGATCTGGCTACCGTCGCGTCATGAGCGCGACCGCACCGCCGGGCTGCTCTGATGAAAGTCGAGTTTGTCGGCCAATCCGTCAGGGATGGCGACAACGCGCAATCCGACCCGTCGCGGCTGGTGAACTTCTACCGCTACAACCTGGGCGGCACTCCGGTTCTGCGCAGCGTCTTGGGCACCGAGGCTTTTGCGGAGATTGACGCGGTTTTTCTCCGCGCGCTGCATGAATACGATGGCAAGGTTTTCGCGGCGCTTGGCGGCAATCTGTACAAGGTTCGCAAGTCCGGCGTGTCGGTCCTGATGGATTCGATCACAGACAGCGCGCAAACCAGCATATCAGTGAATAACGGGATCATCACGATTGCGGCTGGTGGCGACTATGCCAATTTCACGGTTGCAGGCGCCAAGACAACGCCAGCGACCGGTGCGTTCAGTTCGGTTGGTTCGGTTGCCTTCCTCGGCCAGCGCACGATCATCACGGAACTGAACGGGCGGCGCATTAGCTGGTCTGACGTGACTGACCCGGCAACCTTCGACGGCTTCAACTTCGCCACGGCTGAAAGCAGTTATGACGACATTGTGCGCGGCGTCGTGATCGGCTCGCAGTATTGGGTATTCAAGAAGGAAAGCATCGAACGGTGGTATCTGACCGGATCGGGCGATGCGACACAGTTCCTTGCCCCGATCGCAGGCGCATCCCTTGGTCGCGGCCTGAAATCGTTCAACCTGCTGACCACGCTGCCGAATGGGGCGTTCTTCGTTGGTTCTGATGGCAAGGCTTATATCGTTGGCGAGGGGATGCAGCCGGTATCCACGCGCGGCGTAGAGACCAGCATCAAGACCGACGATCCGACCCACTGCCTGTACTATCAGGACGAGGGGCAAGAGTTTTGCGTGATCCGGTTCGGCAATCGCCCGGCTTGGGTGTACGACCTGACCACGGGCGAATGGCATGAGCGCGCCGAGGCATTCGATCGGCCTTGGTCTGCAATCGCCTCGGTGAAGGCCTGGGGTGATCACTACGTTGGCACTGACACCGGGCTGATCAACCGGCTGGCGCGCGTCAATACTGACGTGTCGGGGCCGCTGATCCGGTCTGCTGTGTCTCGGACGCTGGAGTTCGAAGGCAAAGGCCGTGTGATCAGCAACATCACCTTTGCGCCGACAGTGGGGCAATCGCGCATCATGGAAGCGTCTGAAATATTGGATGCGGGCGGCGGCGAGGCTCTCGACGTTGATGGCGGCGTTCTCGCCATGTACATCACGGACCCCGACGCAATTGAGGCAAGGGCGCTGTTCGAAATCAGCAGCGACAGGGGCCAGACGTGGCGCCGTGAGATGTGGCGCGGGCTGGGTCTGCGCGGCGAGTATGACAAGGTGGTGAACCTTCGCGCCTTGGGTCAGCACCGCAACGCAAATATCCGCATGACCATCTCGGAGCCAAGCGACACGGCCATTGTGTCCACCGCTGATGTGGTGGTCGCATGAAGAACGTCGAACGCGCCCAGATCGGGCTGATGTTCACCAATAACGGCCAGTTGACGGATTACGGCGTGATCCTGCTGCAAAAGCTGGCCGACGCGCTGATCGAGGCGCAGGACACCATCGCGGCGCAGGCTGTCACGATAGCCGACCACGAGGCGCGCATCACGGCGCTGGAACCGTAAAGGATTACAACATGGGTTTGGAATTGGCAGGCGCTCTTGCGAGCGGCATCATTGGTGCGTTTTCGGCCAATAAGGCGGCGAAGGCACAACAGGCGGCAGCGGCGGCGCAACTCGGGCTTGAAACGCGGGTTTACGACGAGACAACGGCGCGCTTTGACCCCTATATGCAGGCGGGCAACAACGCGCTTGCGGCATACAATTTCGAGAACGGTCTGGGGCCGCGTCCGACATTCGGCGGCGCTCCCTTGCAGGTTTCGCAGTTCAGCGAAACCATTCCCGGCACCGGACAGGGCGGCACTTACTACGGCAATCAAGGCGGCATGATCCGCGACCCGAGCAATCCCGATCGGTGGATTATGCCGGGTTCGCAGGACACCCAACGCACCGGCTACCGCGTGGGCGATCAGGTGTTTTACGACCGCGCGGCTGCCGATGAGTACGCCGCTGCCAACGCGACCGGCGGGCAGGAATATCAGGGCTACCAAGCGACACCGGGTTACAACTTCCAGTTGCAGCAGGGCATCGGCGCGATCGACAGCAGCGCCGCAAGCCGTGGCAACCTGTTCAGCGGATCGACCATGAAGGCCGCGCAGACCTACGGGCAGGGGTTGGCGCAGCAGGACTATGGCAACTACCTGAACCGCTTGCAGGGCATGGCGCAGAGCGGGCAAAGCGCGGCGGGCAACCTGGCCACAGCCGGGGCGAACTACGCGACCGGCGCCGGCAATGCGCTTGCGGCATCGGGCAATGCGCAAGCTGCCGGATACATCGGCATGGGTAATGCGCTGAACACCGGGATCGGCAATGCTATCGGGGTGATGAATTATCAAAACATGATGAAGCCGCAACAGCCGACTTGGACGCCGCAACAGATGGCACAGGTTCGGGCGGTCCTGTAACATGGGCAACTTTTTCAGCCGTGAAGCTGGACAGGCTAGAAGCGCGGCACTGAACAACGCGCTTGCGTCCGGTCTGCAATACTACCTTGGGCCTACTGGTCTGCCCGATCGGCTGAACGCTCTGGGGATGCTGAACCCTGTCAATGACATGGAGCAGGCGGGCCAGAACGCGGAACGGGTTTATCAGGGCGACAACAGCGCAATCGTGCCGATGCTGACGGACATGGCCACGGTTCTGGCACCGGCAGCGGCTGCGCGCATTGCGGGCGGTTCGGCTGTGAACGCGCTGACGGAAAGCCTGACCGGCATCGGTGCGCCGACGCGGCAGGGTGTGGACGACGCGGCGCGGCGGTTTGTGGCGGATGAAAGCGGTGGTGTTGATTTAAACCCTCTGACGTTCTTTCATGGAACGCCGGATGGTCGAGAAGTCAGGGCATCCGGCGGATTTCAGCCGCGCACCCAAAGCGTCAGCACCATAAGCGATCCGCAGGCATACCAGCGGGTGCAAGAGGCAATGCAGTCGGCAGAAAATGGTAGTGCCGAATATTTTGCGCTTCTTGACGAGGCTGCGCGGCTGTCAGCTTATGAAAGCATACCAAAGCCCGTCTTCCTGTCTGACGCGCAACGTGTAGCGAGCACTTATGCTGATGATGCTAGAGCGTTTGACTACCAATCAGCGGTGCCGGAAGTGTTCAGCGCGAAAACAAACCCGCAGCGCGCCTTTGACGTGGACGCAGGCGGGGCAGATTTTCGTGGGATTAGTCTTGATGCGGTTCGGCGTGGCCTCACTGGCGCGGGTGTTCCCGCAGGAGACATAGATGATGCGCTATCTCGCTTGCGGCTGGGGCGTTCGGACGGGAAAATATCGACGGATGATCTGACGTTCCTTGCTAATCGCTTCGGGTTTGAAGCTGTGGACGTTAAGAATGTGCGAGACACTTACAACGCTACAGCGTCGGCTCCAAGGTCAACAGTCCGCATGATGCTGGATCCAAGCCGCATTCAGATTGAAGGGCTTGCACCGACCGACCCCGCCACCGCCCGCGCGCAATCCGTTCTAGACATGCTCACATCGGGCCGCGCGTCCGAAGTCACCGACGAGATGCTTGATCTTGGCGACGGTGCGGCCAATGCGCGGCTGAATGAGTACCTTTTCAACAACTACGACATGCCGATGGACGAGGCATCCCGGATGCAGCGGGCGGGGGAAATGGGGTTGGTTGACGACCAATTCCACGCAACGACAGCAGACTTTCCTGCATTTAGGCCGAGCGAAACCGGGCTTGCGGGGCGCGGCGTTTATACTGGTGATTTCCCGGAGGATGTTGGCGTTTACGCAACGGCAAGAATGGAAGGCACGGACAGAACCGGCTTGAACGTGATTCCGACTCGCGCGCCCGGATATGACACCTATGCACCTAATTTAGCGTATTCGCGCGCAGCCGATGCCGACCCGGACTGGCCATATAACGCAACGATGGAAGAAAACATCGCAGGGATGCGCCGCGTTGCGGGGCGGCTGTCGGATCAAGGTTTTTCGGGGGTTAAAAGCCAACCGGGCGAGCGCGTCACCTTCGACCCCGCTAACATCCGCTCCCGTTTCGCCCGCTTCGACCCGCGCCTTGCGCACCTTCGCAACCTGTCTGCGGCCATTGGCGGCGGCGCGATGATCGGCAGCTATGAGCCGACCGAGGACGATGTGCGCGCGTACCTGGAGGGGCTTTGATGGACCTGAGACAAGGCATCATAGAAACGGCTGCGGCGTTGGGCATGGACCCGGTGGACCTTGCAACGATCATTTCCTACGAGACCGGCGGGACGTTTGATCCGACCAAGGCGGGGCCGACAACGCAATGGGGCCAGCATAAGGGCCTGATCCAGTTTGGCGAACCGCAGGCCAGTCAATACGGTGTGGACTGGAACGATCCGCTTGGATCGCAGCTTGGCGCGAATGGCGCGATTGCCAATTACTACCGCTCAAATGGCTGGCAACCCGGTATGGGGATGCTTGATGCGTACAGCATTGTCAACGCGGGCGGGCCGGGGCGTTACGGCGCATCCGACGCGAACAATGGCGGCGCACCGGGCGACGTGCGCAACAAGGTCGAGACGCAGATGGATGGCCATCGCGCAAAGGCAATTGCCCTTCTGGGCGGCTCAGGGGCGGGCTACAGCGGCTCTAACGCTTTGGGCGGTCAGGGTAGCGCGCAAGACCGTCAGGCCGCTCTGAACGCACTGGCACGCATGGGGCCGCGTCACACGGTCAACCATCTTGACCCCGCTGCATACATGACAGCCGCACCGGCGCGGCAAAAACTCGCTTTTAGCTGAGGACACAATATGGCTTTGAACCCGAATATCATCCTGGCGGGTCAGCAGCCCGATATTGTCAACGCGCTGGCCCGATCGACGCAGGCGGCGGGCATGGCGCAACAGGTGCAGCAGGAGGCTAAAAAGAACGCATTTCTTGGCCAGAACGGCGCCGCGCTGATGGCTGGCGATCCGCAGGCACTTTCTGGCTTCGCGCGGTTCGATCCTGTGAATGCGACGAACATGCTGGCCAAGCGGCAGGACATGACGATGCAAGCGCAGGCGAATGAACGGGATGCATCCAAGTACAAGACCGAAATCGCCAAGAGCATCCGCGAATGGGATGAGGCAACGCTGAAATCCGAACAGGCCCAGATGGACGCCTTCCTGAAAAACGCGGCGTCTTTCATGATGCAAAACAACCTTGAGGGCGTCAATCAGGTCTTTTCGGAGGCAGGTCTTGGCCCGGTCAAAAACCTTGATGAAGCGCGCGCTGTTGTGATCCGCAGTAAGGACGCAAGGGATATGATTGAGGCTGAGGCGAAAATGCGCGCGCCACTCTCCCAACCGGGTATGGTTCAAGCTGATATTGATCGCGGCAACCTTCCACCGGGCACGCCGCTAAGATCGCCCGGCGCAAAGGTCGAAGTGAACAACAACGCGCCAGTTGATGATTCCGAAGCGCTCAAGTCACTTGACAGGGAAGATGGCAAGGCTTGGGCGGCGATACTGCAAAGCGGCAGGGAGGTTCCTGCCACGATGGCGCAGATTGATCGGCTTGAAGAATTGTTGATGGACCAAACGACACCGGAAGGCATGGAAGCCGGAATCAAGGCGTGGCTTGGTGATTACGGCCTGCCGACCGAGGGTCTGTCTAATTTGCAGGCCGCGCGAGCGGTAATCAGCAAGCTAGTACCGGCGCAAAGGGAGCAGGGTTCCGGGTCGCTTTCAGATAAGGACATGCTGGGTTTCCAGCAATCCCTGCCGCGCCTGATCAACACGCGCGAAGGCAACAAGATGATTATAGACGCGCTTCGCGGCATTCAGGTTTACAACTTGAAGCAGGCTGAAATTGCAAGAGCCGTTGCCAATCGTGAAATCACTCTAGCCGAGGGCAGGGAACGGGCTGCGGCAGTGGAAAACCCGCTCGAGGTATTCCGCAAGCCCGGTGCCACCAGTATCGGCGGGTATGCAAAAATCACCTCTCAGGAAGAATACGACGCACTGCCGCCCGGGACTGTGTTCATTGACGCAGAAACCGGCAAGACCAAAAGGAAGCCGTAAATGGGTAACTGGCGCGATGCTCCCGATTACGTTCCAACGTGGCGCGATGCCCCGGAACACACCCAAATGCCTGCCCCGCGCGAGGAAATCGGCAACGTGGGCGGGTTGGCTGCGAATGCCACGCAAGGCTTTCTTGCGGGCGCTGGGGATGAATACATGGCGGGCCTGTCTGCCATCCTCGGCCTGCAACCGGATGGCAACGGCAGCGCCGATTGGTTCCAGTACGACAAGCCGCTAAGGGAGCGTTACGGGACTGCACTTGAGGCGATCCGATCTGAGATGGGCCAATACCGCGAGGACAACCCCGGAAAGGCTTTGGCGGCTAACGTAGTCGGCGGCATTGCTGGCGCTGCGACCGTTGCGAAGGCCGCACCCGCCGCGCTGCTGCCCAAAGCGGCCACGACCACTGCGGGCAAGGTTGCCCAGATCGCAGCAGGCGGGGCCGCTGGTGGCGCTGTCGAGGGCTTCAACAGCGGCGAGGGCGGGATTATCAATCGCGCCAAGTCTGCCGCTCTGGGTGCGGGTGTTGGGCTTGTGTTCGCGCCTCTGATTGGCCTCGGCATGTCCAAGACGCTGGCAACGGTCGAACGCCTCGGCGGCAGGGCATTGCGGAAGGTGTTCAGTAGTCGCGGCTTCTATGACCAGAAAACAGGAACGCTCACGCCGCGCGGCGTCGCCAAGCTGGAGGAAATGGGCATCAGCGCGCGGGAACTGTCCGAAAAGATGCAAGCGGCATTCGCGCGTTCAGCCGACGCACTTGAGGCAAGCGGCGACAATGCAACGCCGGCCACACTCACAAGGATGGCAACGGCGGATCGCTTTGGCGTACCACTGACGCGCGGGCAGGCGATGGGCGACGTGGCCCAGACGGCGACCGAGGAAAGTATGCGGGCAGGTGTTCGCGGCGCTCCTGCTTCGCAAATCATCGGCTCTTTTGACAACGCTCAGAGCGGCGCGGTTCGCAACGCCATGACTGACGTGGCCGACACTCTGGGCAATAGCGGCGGGCGGATTGATGCCGCCGAGGCCGTCATGTCTGGCGTGCGCAGGGAGGGCGAGGCGGCACGGCAAGCGGGGCGTGCGGCCTATGAGGCGCTAGAGCAATCTGGTGCTGCGGTTGACGGTTCGGCCATTGGCCCGCTTCGCCGGCAGATCGAACTTGCGGTTCAAAACGAGGGCTTTGCGATCGACGCAGGAACGCCTAACGCACAAGCCGCCATGAATATGCTTGATGGCGCATTCAAGACCGAAAACGGCGGCGCGGTGCCATTCAACACGATCGAGCGCACAAGGCAGCGGCTCAACACTTTGCGCCGCGCCTCGGCAAGCGGGTCCAATGGTGCGGATCAGGTATCCATGGGCAAGGTTCTGGACGAGTTTGACGCATGGGTTGATGACACCATTACCGGCGCGCTGATTTCCGGCGATGAAACCGTGATCGACCAGGCCAAGGGCGCGCGGGAACTGTGGGCCAAGTATCGCAATACGTTCCTGAGCCGTGACGGCGCGGACAACTTCGTGCGCAAGATTGTGCAGGACGATCTGTCACCTGATCAAGTTGCGGGCTGGCTTTTCGGCGGTTCGCAGCATGTCGGCGGCGGTCAGACGCCGCTGGTTGCAGCGCGCATCAAGGGCATTCTTGGCGAGGACTCGCCGGAATGGGGCGCGGTTCGTCGCGCTGCATGGGATCAGATCACAACGGCGGTAGAGGGCAAGGCGCAACCGGGACCGCAAGCCATTTCCTCGCGCATATCGGAAATGATCAGCGGGCGCGGTAAGACGCTGGCGCGAGAACTGTTCACACCGAAGGAACTGGAACTGATGGGCGAGTTCAGCAACATGCTGAACGTGTTGATCCCGCCACGCCGCGCAACGAACGCCAGCGGGTCAGGTTATCAGGTGGAGCGCGGCATTCAGAACATGCTAACGGCAATGGCAAGCATGATCGGGACGGCTTCGGGCGGGCCTATGGCTGGCGCTGCAACAGCTGGCGCAGTGCGTGGCGGTGCGAGCCTGCGGGGGGCGCTACAGGCGCGCGCTGCGGCTTCTGGAATCGTGCCGCGCGGCGCATCGGTGCCTGCTGCCATCGGCGCGGGTGTGGCTGCTGGTGCGGCTGCGCAAGAGCAATTCGCGCGCTAAAAGTGGCCGAAGCCAAGCCCGGCGGCAACAAGTCCGAAGGCATACAGAAAGCACGGCGTTCCTAGCAGCAAGGCCGGGAACCTGTAGCCGCGCGCCCAAAGAACGAACGACATTCTAAACAGGAAAATAAGACCTGCGGCAATAAGCACGCCGCTGGCGACAAGTTCCGTAGATACGGCGTTTTCCATCCTCTCAAAATATCACCAAACAAAGAACGGGGCAAGACATGGCCGATAGGGTTCTCATGTTGCGCGCGACGGATACCAATGGCGACATTGTACCGGGCGCGCGGGCATATTTTTACCTGAACAACACTTCAACGCCGGTGGACGTGTACACCGACGCGACGGCGGCGACGGTGCATCCTACGCCGGTCCTGGCCGATGCTGACGGGGTGTTTCCTGACGTGTTCACCACTTCGGCACTCAAGCTGATCGTGCAAGACGCGGACGGCGTGACGCTGCCGGGCTATCCATCGAATAACTGGCACATCTCGCCAACTGTCGGCACGGCGGCTGAACTGGTTGCCTTCGCCCCGATCCCCGGCAACCCGTCAACCGATGTGCAGGCAGCGATTACGGTCAATACCGAACTTTGGAACACGGTGACGCCTTTCAGCCGGGGCGCACTTGAGGCCACAACCGACTCCGGCTGGCGCGATGAGTTGGGACTTGGTGTCGCCGCGACCTACAACATCTCGAACGACGGCAACCTTACACTTAGCCGCACGACGCACCTGACCACCGAACACGCGGTCAAGGTGTACGCTGATGCCGTGGCTGTGGCTGCGCGCGGGTGGGAATACACCAGCGCCGAGCAAGCCATCACAGCGGCCAGCACATTGACGCTGACGCACGGCCTGGGCGCCGCTCCGACCCGGTTTGGCTTCGCGCTGCGGTGCAAGACCACGGAACACAACTACGCGGTGGGCGACGAGGTGCAGGTAGCCGGCGCGATCGATGACGTTGCCGCAACCGTGCGTGGCCCGATCTGCATCATCGAGAACGGCAATACAACGGAAATCAAGGTTCTGATCCCTGACGCATTCGTGATTGCAGACAAAACAACCTACGCGCGAGCAGCCCTGACGGCGGGCAATTGGCGCCTTATCGTGAGGGCCAGCCGATGAGCAGCACCATCAATGTCACGCTGAAAAAGGCGGGTGACGTAACAGCAGCAGACGCAGCCGATTCGGCAACTGATGCCGCGCTGATGGCGGTGGGTGGCGAAACCCGGCGCGTAGATGCTGACGGAGTGCGCGCGTTCCTTGCTGACAATGCCGCCTTGCCGCTGTCCTATCCGTCGCGTGCGGACCTTGTGACGGCTGTCACCGGCCTTGCGAATGATGCCTATACCGATGGCACTGTTTTCGTTGTCGGCCCGACGCAATGGCGTTGGTTGGGTGGCAACACGGCTATTCCCGACCTGCCGAACCTTGTGCCGAACCTTCAAGGCGGCTTCAAGGCGGCAAGCCATCTGCATTTCATGTCCAGCGATGCAGACACTACCGGCAAGACGGCTTCGGAAACATGGTCGCGCAACAACCTGATCCCGGTGGCGCAAGACCTGCTGACCAACGAGGATGACAAAGGATCCATTCGCATCGGGGATCAAAGCGGGTTTGTGCGCGCGCAGAATGATGCGCTTTACGCGATTGCCTACGAGGTCGAGGACGGCAAGAAAAAGCGCACTGGCGTTACAGCTGGAACTGAGCGGGTTTCGATCCTTGCAACGCATCTGACCATCAACGATCCCGACGCGGGCGGCGATTACATCGGTTATTCGATGACAGCCACCAGCAATACGGGCGCGCTGTCGGGGCAGCGTCTGAGCGTCATTCCGGGGCAGGCAACGGCGAAACTGTTGGACGGCGCCGAGGATGGCGTCGACCCATCCGCAGGCACCGAGGGCGCGCAAGCATGGGGCATGTATATCCAAGCCCTGCCGCCGCAGGATAACGACTACACCAACCCGGATGCGCTGACGCGCGTTGTCGGGACGCTGCATGGCCTCGGCGTCGGAGCCAAGCCGTATGGTTTCCCGGATGCGCCAGACCCGACTGATGGCACCGCACACCACAGCTATGACATTGTGTTCGAAGTCGGCTCCGATGCGCCGGGCTCTGAAAGCTATGACGTAATCGCCCGCAAAACCGCCATGATGAAAAACGGCACGGCGCGGGATGGCGACCACGGTCGGTCGGGCGCGTTCTTTGGCGCGTGGTGGCAAGGCGTCTGGACCGACTTCATGCGCTTTTCGAGACCGCCGGAAAAGGCAACCGATGTTCGGATGCTTAACGGCATCAACAACTTTTCCACCTTGCGCACCATTCAAATCCACCAGACCGACGCGGCGGCGTCTGATCGGTCAACCGATCTGGACACCCTGACCGCCGGGGATATGTTCCTTGCGCTGGTCGAGGATAACGGCTTCCTTGAGCGCGAACCGTCTGTCTGGCTGGTCTATGACGTTGAAAAGGTCGGATCGGTCTACAACGTGCGGGTGGTGGTTGACGACCACGGCGCAAAGCTGGCGGTTGATGGCTCTTATGAGTTCCGGTTTTATCGCAACACCGGCGCGACGGCTGTCTTGCACGGCACACATGCGCAGGTGTTCGTCGGGACGTGGGCCTATACCTACACCAACAGCGCGCCGACTGCTGGCCTGATCAGCCACAACACCGCAGCCGAGACAGTGCGGAATAACCGCGCATGGGCTGAAAGCGTTATAGCTGTCCCGCACTCTACCGGCATCGGCGTACATACCAAGGCGTCGAATGACTACGAGGAAGGCATCGGCACGAACACTGTCGAGGTTCTGGACGCTGTGGCGTTCAGCACGAACGGGGCTGATGACGCTCCGATCATGACTGTGCAGGCTGAAACCATCTTTTCGGCTGACTCGAATGATCAGACCATTTTCCGGCGCGGCGGCGCGGACTGGTCAATCTACACCGAAAGCGATGGCAGCACGTTCAGGGTGGCAAAAGATAACACCCTTGCGGCGGTTATTGATGTGACCGGCACGGCAACGACAAACGCGAATACCGTCATGACGCGGGAAAAGGGTGACTCTCGTTATCGTTACCTCGTTTCGCCGCGCGACTTCGGGGCGGTTGCGGATGGCGCGACGGACAGCAGCGCAGAGTTGCAGGACTGGCTTGATTATCTTGTCGCAAATCCGGGGCGCGTCGGCATCATTGATGGGCGATATGCGATTGCAACGGGGCTTGTCGCAACCGGGCCTGTAACCATCACATCGGGAACCTGGGGCGATGCCACGACCAGCAGCAGCCAACCGGGGACACCTTCCTGCGCTCTGGTCGCGCTGACTGTCGATATGACTATGCTGACGGTCAAATCCGACACTCCCGGCGAACGCATCTGGAACGCCAATCTTGAGTTGTACCTTGATGGCGACAACAAGGCGGCGAATGGCCTGATTATGTCCGGCTGTTTCTTCTCGGTTGTCCGGTTGGCAGGCGAGCGGGTGCGCGGCACATTCCTTGATTATTCGGACTTGAACGGGATCAGTTCCGGCGCGCATTCGGCATTCAACAAGATTGAATACCTGCGCTACCAAAGCGGCTCTAGCGGCCTGTGCAGGAAGTCAATCGGCCTCAAGATCGACGGCACGACCAGTTCCGGCGGGACGCAATTCGAGGTCGGGCAAGCGGTCTGCGCCACGCACGAATACAACATTGACACGATCACTGACAGCAGCGGCGCGGCGTTGATTACGACCGACGCGGCGCACGACCTGGCCCCTGGTGACATGGTGATCGTCTACAACACCGGACTGCATGACCAGACCTGGGCGGAAGTCCTGACCACTCCGACGACCACGACGCTTACTGTTGACGGGCTTTCCTACGCTGGCGCAGACAGCGGCGGCTTTGTTTCGGCTGGCGTTTCGTTTTGGCTTGGCGACACCGACAGCGGCATATTTCACCGGATGCAGGGGAGTAGCATGTATGTGGCCGGTGATCGGACTGGTGACAGCCCGGCCCGTCGAGCATTCCGCAAGAACCAGATCGGGCTGTGTTCGGCCAACATCATCCTTGAACCGGGCGCGCTGAATGACTTTGGGCTTATTAACTCCGAGAACGCCACTGTCACCGTCTTGGGCAATTCCACGATGGGCGGCTCGCGGCTGATCGACAGGAACACCGGGCGCACTTGGCAAGCCGAGATGTACCGCTTTACCGACGAAGTGAGCGTGTCACCGGCTGGCGCGTTGCTGACCACGGCAACGCTTGCCGGGACTGGTGCATTCGGGGCGCCTGCAATCGTGATGGCCGATGCGACGACAAGCACGGCGGTGTGGACCGTGCCAATCTCGCGCAAATGGGCTGAGGGCGACATTGTGTCAGCGCGCGTCGTGTACGGCGCCAGCGGCACAACCGGGGCCTTTAGATGCCAGATCACAACTGCACCGCGTGCCATCGGGCAGGGCATTTCCGGCGGCGACACTGTGGCGGCAACGCTTGCTGTGCCTGCTTCGGCAACGCAACTAACCGAGGCAATCATCCCGCTTGCGACCACGTTTAGCGAGGGCGACACGCTGCTGTTGAAATTCGAGCGGCTTGGGTCTGACGGGCTGGATACGTCCACCAGCATCTTCCACCTGTATTCGGTGACGCTCTCTTTCAAAGCAGACGGCCCGGTAGAGGCAAGCAAGCGGTTTAACGCGCCCACAATGTCGGTCTGAAAGGGCACCCCATGAAACTACTTCTAGCCGATCTGGGTTTCTGGGTGGCCGTCGCTGTGGCGGTTGCCCTGAAAATCAAGGCATCGCCCACAATGTCACCGATCGGCGCGGTTGTGACTGTGCTAATTGCCCTGGGCGCGGCGCTGATATTCACGCAGCCGATCGTTGCATTCCTCGCACTTGATGGCGCGGTTTACACTAATGCCGTCGCGGCGCTGGTGGCGTTGAGTGCGGAACACCTTTCCCGGCAAATGCTGGACCTGAAAATAATGGAACTGATTGCCGCGTGGAGGGGCAAAAAATGAAGTGGACCATATTTATACTTGCGGCGTGGTCCGCATTGTTTACTGCCAGCGCTTTTGATATTGTCAAAAGCAATCGAAACGCGCCGGATCACTTCATCTATTTCGGCCCAAACTCAACCATAGTTTGTCCGGGCGCACAATGCCCCGCAAATGCTGCATATTTGAGGTGACTGGATGAAACACTACGACCTCGCTCGCGCTGAAATCGGCACCTTCGAATGGAAGGACGGGCACAACCCAAAGGTTATTGAATACTTTGCGGAAGTTGGTCATTCGTGGGTGACTGATGACGAGACCGCTTGGTGTGCCGCATTCGTCGGGGCGATGCTGGAACGCAGCGGGATTGCATCAACCCGGAAGTTGAACGCGCGTTCATATCTGGATTGGGGCGTCTTGGTGAAACTTGAAGCTGCCGAGCCGGGCGATGTGGTCATATTTTCGCGCGGCGATCCGAAGGGGTGGCAGGGTCATGTCGCATTCTTTGTCAAGGAAAACGCGACTACGCTAACGGTTCTTGGCGGCAATCAATCAAACCAAGTGATCGAGGCGCGTTACCCCAAGGATCAGCTTCTAGGCATTCGGCGCCCGCTTATTGCCAAGCCGTTTGAACCGGCTGCCAAATGGCACGAAACCCCGCACTCTGTGCCAAATGTAACACAATCGGGCTGGCTCGCCGCGCTCATTGCCGCAGTCGTCGCGCTGTTTCGAAAGGGCTGACCATGTTCGCCAAGTATTTCAAGCCGACTTCGCTGACGTGGCTCGCGTCCTGCGCGCCACTGGTGGCCGGTGTTTTCATGGCCACCGAGCCGCTGCATGGGCTGACGGTCTATGTCGAGGTGATCCGGTCGGCCTTCGGTGGCGTGCCTGCTGCTGTGCTGATCAATGCGGGCTTGGCGGGCATCGGTCTGCGCGGTGCAATCAAATGATGTGGTTGGTCACTAGCAAGCTGGGACGGCTTGTGGGGGCCTTCGTGGGGGCGCTGCTGGCCTGCGCGGGCATCTACCTAGTCGGCCAACGCAGCGCCCGTCAGGCGGCTGAAAACGAGGCTCTAAAGCGCAACGTTGAAACCAGAGAAAGAATTGATAATGCGGTACGCGATACCCGGCGTGATGCTTCTGATGTTCGTGAGCGGTTGCGCAACCTATCCGAGTGATGCTGCGATCTGTTCCGCAACTGTCCAGATGCGCAAGGACCACGCGCGGGCACTATTGCAGGACGGTGGCGAAATTAGCCAACGCACCGGCGAGCGGCTATTGACCGGAATCAAAGCGGGTTGCGCTGAATAATGGACGCAATCGAAGCCGTCACAAATGCAACACTCGGCCTGATTATTTCGATCTTGGCCGTATATTTGCTTTGGCCGTTGTTCGGTTGGGTTGCCACACCATCCCAATCGTTTATGGTCACGGCAATATTCTGGATATTGTCAGCCGTTCGAGGCTACGCTCTCAGGAGGTTATTTCGCTGGCTATCGTGAAAGAGGAACAACAGGCCGGAAACCTGAGGCGCCAGCATATTGCGGCGGCGAAATGGGACAGCCGCAAGGCAGAAATACAATCCCTGTACATTGATGGCGAAATGTCTCAAGAGCAGCTTGCAAAGCGCTTCGGGGTTTCACAGCAGGCTCTGGCCAAGGCGATCAAGCGAATGGGCATGGCTTCCAAGCCAAGATCCCGAACCGGATCGGCAAACGGTCGCTTTGTGGACGGCTCGCAAAGTACATCGTACAGGGGCATGATAACAAAGACGCGCTGCAATAAATGCGGTTCAACTGAAAAATTGCTTGTTCACCATATCGACGGTGTTCACACGAACAACGTGGCCGAAAACCTAGAGGTTTTGTGCAGCCCCTGCCACACAAGTTACCACAAGAAAGTGTGGTGGGCTTCACGGAAATCAGGGTGATTTCTCCGTTTCATGTCATGAGGCCAACCGATGCGCATAACAGACCTATCCCGCGTTATGCATGACAGCCTGTTCCGCGATTGCAGTCAATCGCTCTGCGCGCGGGCTTGGCAATACAGACACGCTTCAAGGTTCTGGGCCTTCTGGGTTCGGGTATTTGGCGCACGACACTGCCGCCGGTCGT